CAATTAGAGAAAACTTTAAACCAGACGACCCAGACTTTAAGAGAATACAGCACTTTGTACACTACAAGTTTTTACCTGGTTTTGGTTTTTACGGTATGGGTTATGTTCACCTCTTAGGGAACTTACAGAAGTCTGTAACAACTATACTACGTTCTCTTGTTGATGCTGGACAGTTTGCTAATTTACCTGGTGGTTTCAAAGCCAGAGGAATGAGAGTAGAAGGCGAACAGCCTGTTGGATTTGGTGAGTTTAGAGATGTTGAGGGATATGGAGATGACATCAGAAAGTCTATCGTACCTCTACCCTTTAAAGAGCCATCACAAACTCTGTTTGCATTATTAGGTTCTATGACTCAAGAGGGCAGAAGATTAGCTGCCATCACAGACTTACAGTCTGGAGACATGAACGCTAACGCACCCGTGGGTACAACCATTGCTTTATTAGAGCAAGGTATCAAGGTGATGTCTTCGATACACAAGAGATTACACAAAGCCCAGAGAGAAGAGTTTAAGATTATTGTAAGAATTAACAAAGAGTTCTTGCCAGATTATTATCCCTACAGCGTAGCGGGTGACAACAGATTTGTATTTAAAAAAGATTTTGACGACAGAGTAGATATTCTACCCGTATCGGACCCTAATATATTCTCTACTGCACAGAGAGTTTTATTAGCTCAAACACAATTACAGGCTGCAGCAGCGGCACCACAGATACACGACATGAAAGAGGCATACAAGAGATTGTATGAAGCCCTCGATGTTAAAAACGTAGACGAGATTTTATTACCAGAGATGGGTGCTAAGAGAAAAGACCCCGTCACAGAGAACTATGCAATGATGTATGGCAGACCTGTGAAGGCGTATGCATCTCAAGACCACGATGCTCACATTGCCGTGCACCAAGCAATGTTAAGCGACCCGACCATGACACCCCAGTCACCACAGGTGGCACAGGCGTTAGCGGGCAATATTGTAGCTCACATCCAAGAGCACAACGCACACAAATACAGATTACAAGTTTCTGCGATGACGGGTATGGATTTACCACCAGCACCAGAATACGATAGAGCAAATCCAGGCAAAGACGAAGCCTACGAGGCTCTGCCACCAGAGATAGAGAATCAAGTAGCACAGATGCAGGCACAAGCCGCAATGCAGATGTCACAGCAAAATCAGATGGCAGCACAGCAGGCAGCACAGCAAGCTCAGATGCAAGACCCAAGAGTTCAGATTGCAATGCAGGATTTAGCCATTAAGAAACAAGAAGCAGATAGAAAAGTTATGGACTCACAGCAGAGAGCAGAAGACAGGCAGCGTGAGCTAAATATGAAAGAGCAGAAAGAAGCTGCAGACGCACAGATTGACATAGCCAAGCTCCAGTTAGAGAGAGCCAAGGCGGAATCTGATATTGCAGTAGATACACAAAAGATTGAGTCTAACGAGAGAAGAGATGCTTTGAGAAATAGAGCAAATAAATCTCTCGCTAGAGAAAAAACAATGGCTGACATAGCCAAACAACAAATAAAGGACAGATAATAATGTTTCCGTTACTAGCGTTACCTTATATGGCAGCAGGCATAGGCACACTTGGTGCTGGAGCTAGAGTTGCGGGCAGCCCACAGGGACAAAGATTTATACAAGGTGGTATTAATACTTTAAATAGATTTGGAACTAGATTACAAGATTTCTTAAATCCAATTATGCAGCCCACTCAGGCGGTAATGACCCAAGGTCAACCTGTAAAAAATTTAGCGAAAAGTGCCTTAATATCCTCTCCTTTTTTTGATGCTGGAGAAATGGCATCTACGTCTATTGTAGATGCAATAAATAAATTAATAGAAGAAGAAGACGAAGACGAAGACAAAAAAGATAAAAAGAAAAAAAAGAAAAAAGACGAAATACCAGAAGTGCCAATGAAAAAAGGCGGTATGGTAAAATCAAAAAAACCAAAGAAAAAAAGAAAAAAATATAAATCAAGTACATTTGTAAAAATGAAAGGGAGCAAAAGGTATATTTAAATGGTAAGAAAACTAATAGGAGAGGGAGCAATAGCTTTTGGTAAAAAAATTTTACCACAAAACGCAAGAGATTTTTTAAAAGATAAAGGGATTAGTAGTATTTCTGATTTTGATAAAATGTCAAAAAAAGAGTTATTAAAGGTACTTGGTAAGAGTACAATGGGAAAAAAAATCTTAACAATGTTAGGCATAGGCGGAGGAACCGCAGGCGGATTTAAATTTGGAATGGATGTAGGACAGGAAAAACAAAAAGCATTAGATTCAATGGCAAAAATGAACAAAGGCGGTATTGTTGCACCAAAAATGGGTGGCAAGCCTAGTCATAAAGCCAAAAAAAGTTCTAAGTCTATTGCAAAAAAATATTTCAAGGGTACATTCTAGATAGTGGAACTAACCAAGGCTTTAAAACATATTATAAATAAAATTGACTCTGAAATAGAGAACAGGAAAAATGCTTTTGCTGATGGTGTAATTGTCAAAGATAATTTTGAAAAATCAGTTGGGCAAGTTAGAGGTTTAGTTCTAGCTAAAGAAATAGTACGAGAAACTGCTAAAAACATAGAGGAACTAGATGACTAACACAACATTTAAACTAGAAGAGGTAGAATTAAAAAACAATAACTACCCAAGACCAACAGGTCACAGAATTTTAATCAAAACTTTAGATATAGCCAACAAGACTAACATGGGTATCTACTTACCCAGCAAGTCAATTGAAGACCACAGGGCTATAGCATCTATAGGTAAAGTCATAGAAGTAGGCGAAGACGCATACAAGAGAGAAGACATGACACAACCTTGGTGTAAAGTTGGAGATTACGTCATGTTCGGAAAATATGCTGGACACCGTTTTAAATACGGTCAAGCAGAATTACGAATAATGAACGATGACGAGATTCTGGGCACAGTCCCAGATGTAAGTGAAATAAGTTAATTCACTTTTATCAACTAGCTACATTTTTGTAGCGTACAATCCTTAGGAGAAACCTATGCAAGTATTACACGATACTTCGGATAAAGAAAAAAAGCCGATGAAAATAGTTCCTGAAGGGGAAACTGAAAAAATGGAGGAACTCAATGCTGAAGAAGCTATTGAGACCATGGAAGCAATAGACCCAGAAGAAACTATAGACGCTGCTGATGAAAATCAAGAAGCGGTAGAGGAAGAAGTCGAAGAACCTCAAGAGGAAGCAGAAGAAGAAAAAGAAGCTGCACCGAAAAAAAAATCAAGACTTCAAAGAAGAATAGACGAACTGGTTAGAGAGCGTTCAGCAGAGCGAGAAGAAAAAGCAAGACTGGCTGCTCAAATTGCTAATCTCGAAAAAGAAGTACAAAGAAAAAATACTCTCAATACAGATTACAATACACTCCAGCAAGACTATTTTGAAAATCAGATTAAATCTGCAAATAAAACTTTAGAAGCTGCTAGAAGTGCTTATCGAAGTGCTAAAGAAACTGGCAATACGGATGAAGAAATAAAAATTGCAGAGGAGATAGCTGACGCAAAGTTTGAGTTGAAAGACTTGGAGCGACAAAAACATTTGTTTGATAGAAAGCAGAAAACAACTGCACAACAACCCGAACAAGCGCAACAACCCGCACCAACACAACAACCGCAACCACAACAGCAAGTTCAGCCTGACCCAAGAGCACTTCAGTGGGCACAAGTTAACACTTGGTTTGGACAGGATGCAGCTAAAACGGGAGCGGCATACGCAATCGATGCTCAGTTGAAAATGGAAGGGTATGACCCCTCATCAGAGGAATACTATTCCGAATTAGACAGGCAGTTAAGTGTAGCTTTTCCAGATATGAAGAAGAGCACAGCTAAACCCAAGCAAGTCGTAGCGAGTGTATCTCGTGCACCATCCGCACCTAATAACAAAGTATCTTTGAGTAATAGTCAAATGGCAATGGCTAGAAAATTAGGTGTGCCCTTAGAAGAATATGCCAAATTTGTTAGGAATGCAAATGACCAATAAAAATATATCGTCTGATGTGAAAAGTTCTAGAACACATCAGAAACGCAAAGTAACTTATACACCTCCTTCATATCTAGATGCTCCAAAGCCAAATGATGACGGCATTAAATATCGCTGGCTGCGAGTGAGTATGGGTGGGGAGGATGATGCCCGAAATATAGCCAAGAAAAAACGTGAAGGTTATGAGTTCGTTAGAAAAGAAGAACACCCCGATTTTGATGTCCCCGTACATGAGTCAGGAAAGTACGCTGGAGTGATTGGTTCTGGAGATTTAGTTCTCGCTAAGATACCAGTTGAAATGGCAGAGGCAAAGAATGAGTATTATCAAAAGAGAACTCAAAGCCAAACCGATGCTGTGGATGCTGATATTTTAAAGGAACAACATCCTTCGATGCCAGTAACACAACAGCGTAAAAGTTCTGTTTCCTTCGGTAAGAAGAAACAGGCAGAAGACTAATATTTAGTATGGGGTTGTTTATTAACTTTAATTTATCATAGGAGATGAAAACATGGCAAATGTAGATGCTGCTTTCGGAGCAAGACCTGTCAGACATCTTACTGGTGGGCAAATTAGAACTAACGAATACAAAATAGCATCTGAGACATCATCAAATATTTTTACTGGTGATTTCGTAAAACTACTAGCAACAGGTTACATTGACGTAGCCGCAGCTGGTAACAGAATCTTAGGAGTATTCGCAGGTTGTCAATATACCGCCACAGATGGGGAAGTAAAATTCGCAAGATATTTCCCAACAGGTACAGCTACACAAGGTGGTGGCGATGTCACCGCTTACATTTATGACGACCCCAATATAGTTTATGCAATTCAATCAGCAGGTTCTGCTGACTTTGCAGACATTGGACAATTAGCAGACCACGTTGCTGGTACAGGCGATACTAGCACAGGACAATCAAAGTTCGAAATTTCAGGTACAACTGGAACTGGAACTGCAGGAATGAGAATCCTTGGTCTATATGAAACACCAAAGAACGCTTTCGGTACAAACGGTATCCTTGAGGCTACAATTCATGAGCATGAATTGAACCAACACATTGATGCTGATGGTACTGTG